TACAACCTTACCAAAAACACTAACACTGGGAATAACTACAACATCTGACGCTGGAGTTACTGGTATACTAACAACTGGAAGAAAAATTGCTGGTAATAATGGGTTTACTTATGCATATATTGTGGGAACAGGTGGTCCTGCAGGTGGTATAAGTGTTACTGATGGCGGATCAAATTATGACACGGGAACTTTTGATCTGCAGACAACAACAATAACTGGAAATGGATCTGGTCTGGTATTAAATGTAACTGGATCTTCAGGTTCTTTGAGTTTTAATTCCATAACAAGTGCTGGTAATGGATATCAGGTCGGAGATGTTGTTAGCGTTACTTCCAGTATAGGAAGAGATGCCAGATTTACGATTTCTTCGGTAACCAATTTAGATACATTATATGTCTCTGGAGTTCAAGGACAGGCAACATCATTTATAACTGGTGTTGGTTTAACATACTATAATGATTCTGGATCCGCTGTAAATATCCCAACTGTAGATATATTAACTGCCAATGGAGGAAATGATCTAAATTCTGGAAAATACATCTCTGTATCTCATTTTGATCATGGAATGTATTCTGGTACAGATAATGTAATATTGACCGATATTGAACCAAATGTACCATCAACTGTGTTAAGTTCTGCACTTTCTATTAATGAAACAACATCAATTAGTGTAGGAAACACATCAACGTTTGCAACATTTGAAGGACAAACAGTGTCTCCAACTTATCTTGGATATGTTAAAATTGGTGGTGAAATAATTGCTTACAGTAATGTTGGAAATGGCACTTTAACCATAAATTCTAGGGCAGTAGAAGGTAAAGCACAACCTCATGAAGTTGGAGATACAGTTACAAAATATGAGTTAAATGGAGTATCTCTTAGAAGAATCAATGGAATAACACATGAGGTTTCTTCTTTAGGAAATGGTATAGATGAATATCGTGTTCTTATTGATATGAGTTCCAATGGAGTAGATAGATCCACAGATAACAATGGTCGCCCAGAACTATCATTTACAACACAATCTTCAGTTGGTGGCGATCTATGTAAGGCAACAGAAAATATTCAGTTCAATGAAGTTATTCCAAACTATAACATTTTAACTCCTAGTTCTTCAACATCTGCAACAGCATCAATAAGAACTATTAGTGGAAGAAGTGTAAATGGAACTGAAACTCCATTCATAGATAATGGATTTGAACCAGTAGAATTGAATGAAGTCAATAGGTTAAGTTCTGTAAGATTGGTTGCATCAAATATAAATGAAACTGCAAAATTAACTGGACTACCAAGAAATAAATCATTCACAACTGGAATAGTATTATCTACAACAGATAATAACCTTTCTCCAGTAATTTACACAGATACTGCTATAACGGAATTCAAACTCAATAGATTAAATAGTCCAATTTCAGATTATTCTGCAGATAATAGAGTTAATTCTTTAGTTTTTGATCCACACGCAGCAGTTTATGTATCAAATACAGTCAATCTTGTTCAAGCAGCAACTTCTTTAAAAGTAATTCTTGGTGCTTACAGACACGAGTCTGCTGATTTTAGAGTATTATATAGTTTGATTAGGGCAGACTCTAGTGAAGTAACGCAAGAATTTGAATTGTTCCCAGGATATGATAATATTAATATAGGCGCTGATGGTACAATTACTCCTGTTAATCCTGCTAAAAACAGTGGAAAACCAGATACCTTTGTTCCAGCAAGTTTGGAAAATCAGTATCTTGAGTATGAGTTTACAGCAAACAACTTAGATCTGTTTACAGGATATACTATCAAAATTGTATTATCTGGTACAGATCAGGCACATGCTCCAAGGATTAAAGACCTTAGAACAATTGCATTAGCATGATAAAAGTAGAGGGACATAAAAATCTTTATAGAGATGAAAAAAGTGGTGCCATAATCAATTGTGACACCACTGCTTATAATCAATATATGAATTCTTTGAACTATAGAGATGCACAGAGAAAAGAATTAGATAAAATGAAAGAGGATATTGATGAAATTAAATCTTTACTGAAAGAATTGCTAAGAAAATAGATATAGTTGAGGACTAATATAAATAGCTATACATGTACTGTAAATTTAAATAATGTCCGTTTATGTCTCAAATATTGTAATTGAGCAGGGATATGATTTTATAACTTATTTTCAACTTGAGGATCCCAGAACTAATACAGCTTTACCATTATCTAGTGCTACACCAGAAGCACAGATAAGAAAGCATTATGGATCTAGCACATCTGTATCTTTTGCTTCATCAATATATGATGCTGATGCGGGTGTTGTTTCAATTGCTTTAACTTCTGGTCAAAGTGCTGATTTAAAACCAGGAAGATATGTTTACGATGTAAAACTGACATATTCTGATGGTGGTGAATACAAAGCTGTAGAAGGAGCAGCACTAGTAAGAGCAGGGGTAACAAGGTAATGCCTAGTATAAACGACAGAATTGGAACTAAAAATGTAATTCGTGTCTTATCCAATGCAGCTGCGCCGCCTTTAAAATTAAATGGTCTAACAGACATTAATAGTGACAATAAAGAAAATAAAGACGGCAATATTTTAGTTTGGGATACCGTTACTGAAAAATATTATCTATCAAACACCATAGACTCAACAACATTTGTGTCTACTGGTTTTGTAACCTTCACAAATACACAACAATCAACATCATCATCAACCGGAGCATTTGTTGTTGATGGTGGTGCAGGAATTGAGAAAAATTTATATGTTGGTGAAAGTTTAAATATAGGCGAAAATGTATTCGTAACGGGACTATCCACATTTTCTAACGATGTTCTTATTAATAATGAATTAAGTGTAACTGGATTAACTACCGTCACTAATACAACTGATAATGTATTAGGAAACCCAGATACTGGAGCATTACAAATTGATGGTGGTGTTGGAATCAATAAAAACTTAACCGTTGGTGGAAGTTTTTATGTTCAAGGAACATCGGAGTTTATTGGTAATGCTACCTTTAGAGGTGGGACGATTGGAATTGGAGATGCTGATACTGATGATATTAATGTTGCTGGCGAATTTGTATCAAATTTAGTCCCCAATGATAACAATACTTATGATTTGGGTATTGATGGAAAGCGTTGGAGAACAGGTAGATTTTCTACACTTTTAGATACAAATAATTTATTAGTAACAGGCATCTCTACATTTTCGTCCGATTTAGATATTAATGCTTCTGTTGATATTAATAATAATTTATTAGTAACTGGAGTATCAACTTTTACTTCATTAGTAGATGCCAATAATGGTATTGATGCTTCATCTGCAAAGATAGAAGATCTTACAGAAAATAGAGTTGTCATTTCTGGTATTGGCGGAGAATTAGAGGATGATGCTAACTTCACGTTTGATGGAAGTCAGTTAGTAGTTGGTGCTGCCTTAACAGTAACTGGAGTATCAACTTTTGCTTCATTAGTAGATATTAACGCTTCTGCGGAAATTTTAAATAATTTAAATGTATCTGGATTTGCTACTGTAAATCAAGGTCTTTATTATACATCTGGAAATTTTGATGGTCCAAATGGAATCGCATATTTTGACAACACTGGAAAACTTATTGGAGCAGCAAGCACAGAACTTGGAATAAGTACCACTAATTATGTTTTAACGACAAATGCTAGTGGATTACCGGTATGGACAACCACCATTGATGGAGGAGAATACTGATGGCAAAACCCAGTAGTAGACAAGAACTTATTGATTATTGTTTGAGGAGACTTGGAGCACCAGTATTAGAAATTAATGTTGCCGATGATCAAATTGACGATTTAGTTGATGATACTATTCAATATTTCAACGAACGTCATTATGATGGTGTTGAAAAAATGTATCTTAAATACAAGATAACAGATGATGATATTGCTAGAGGTAGAGCAAAGGGAACTGATGGAGTTGGAATCGTAACCACGACAGCAACTTCTACAGGAATTGCAGCAACTACATTCAATTTTTATGAAAACACCAATTTTATACAAGTACCAGATTCTGTAATAGGAATTGAAAGAATATTCAAGTTTGATACTAGTTCTATATCTGGAGGAATGTTTAGTATTAAATATCAGTTGTTCTTAAATGATCTATATTATTTTAACTCTGTAGAACTTCTTCAATATGCGATGGTCAAATCTTATCTAGAAGATATTGATTTTCTTTTAACCACTGATAAGCAAATAAGATTTAATAAGAGGCAAGATAGATTATATTTGGATATAGATTGGGGATCGCAATCTGCTGGTGATTTTATGGTAATAGAATGCTATAGAGCATTGGACCCATCTTCATTCAGTCAAATTTACAATGACAGTTTTGTTAAAAAATACTTAACTGCTCAGATTAAAAGGCAGTGGGGTCAAAATTTAATTAAGTTTAATGGTGTAAAACTTCCTGGTGGAATTGAATTGAATGGAAGACAATTATATGAAGATGCAGAAAGAGAATTGGATGATATTAAACAAAGGATGAGTACAGAATACGAATTACCACCTCTTGACTTTATAGGTTAATAATCATGGCACTAAATCCTTTCTTTTTACAAGGATCATCTAATGAACAATTTCTTGTTCAAGATCTAATTAATGAACAACTAAAAATTTACGGGATTGATGTATATTATCTTCCAAGAAAAGTTCTAAGTGTAGATTCTATAATAAGAGATGTTGAGACATCAAAGTTTGATGATTCATTTCTTATAGAAGCATATCTGGATAATTATGAGGGATATGCGCCTGGTAGTGATATAATGACTAAATTTGGATTGAGACTAAAAAATGAAATTAATCTTGTCATTTCAAAAGAAAGATTTGAGGAATTTATTTCTCCATTTTTAGTTGCCATAGAAGAAGGACTTAAAAAAGGAATTTTGGATGGAGAAAATAGTAATTATGATCTGAATACGGTTACTAGACCACTTGAAGGAGATTTAATTTACTTCCCATTGGGAGAAAGATTGTTTGAGATTAAAAGAGTTGAGTTTGAGAAACCATTTTATCAATTAGGAAGAAATTATGTCTACGAACTTCAGTGTGAACTTTATGAATATGAAAATGAAGAAATTAATACAAGTATTGATGAAGTAGATTCTACTGTAGAAGATGAGGGTTATATTACAACTTTAAGATTAATTAATTCTAGTATTAGGACCGCAACAGCAGAGGCAACCATAACATCTGGTGCAGTAAATCAAGTATTTATTAATGATGATGGATCTGGATATACTGGAACTCCAATTATTACATTTTCAGACCCTCCTTTAGATCAATATGGAAACGTTGTTGGAGAACAGGCAACTGCTGTAGCAATAACAACCTCAGTTGGTAATATTCAGTCAATTAAACGTATAGAAATAACTAATGGTGGTTCGGGATATACATCACCACCCACTATAACAATTGCTGGAGGAAATGGTACAGGTGCTGCTGCAACATGCTCTATTGGTGGAACACTATTCAGTGTATCCAGATTGACAATTACAGAATCTGGAAATGGATATTCTGGATCTCCTACAGTAACTATAAGTGATCCTACAAGTGGCGTTACAGCAACAGCAATCGCCAGAGTAAATTCAAATTCCGAAATAGAATCCTTAAGAATATTGAATGGTGGAAGTGGATATACATCAGCACCTACTGTTACTTTCCAATCTCTGGGAAGTGTTGGTATAGGAACATTTGTTTATAATGAAACTATCACGGGACAAACATCGGGGACTACTGCCAAGATAAAAGATCTTAGACCAGTTGAGGCGCAACAAAATGAATTTAATCCACCAATAGACGCTCAAGTTTATCTAAATACTGGTACATTCTATCCTGGAGAAGTTGTAGTCGGATCAATATCTGGTGCTACATATACTGTTCAAAATTATGATAGGGACAGTTATGAAGATCCATATGACTCTAACGAAGAAATAGAATTAGAAGCAGATTCTATTTTGGACTTCACTGAAAGTAATCCCTTTGGAGAATATTAATGCTAGGAACTTATTTTTATCACGAGATAATACGAAAAACTATTGTTAGTTTTGGCACCCTTTTCAACAATATTTACATCAGACACGAAGATAAAAAAAATAATATAGTTGATGAAACTAAAGTCGGATTATCTTATGGTCCGATGCAAAAGTTTCTTGCAAAGATAGAGCAGCAGGCAGAATTGAATAAGGGTATTGCAATTACCCTACCTAGAATGTCTTTCGAGATGGTTTCTTTACAATATGATCCAACAAGAAAAACCAGTGTGACACAATCTTTCAGATCTTGTGATGAATCTGGAAATGTAAAAAAAGTTTATATGCCTGTACCCTACAATATTGGATTTGAACTTAGTATATATTCTAAATTGAGTGATGATGCTTTACAGATTGTTGAGCAAATACTTCCATTTTTTCAACCATCATTCAACTTAACTTTAGACCTAACAGACTCAATTGGTGATAAGAAAGATATTCCAATAGTTCTTGATAGCATTGATATGCAGGATGATTATGAGGGAGACTTTACTGTAAGAAGAGCACTCATTTATACTTTAAGATTTACGGCAAAATCATACGTATATGGTCCAATCGCAGATTCTACTGAAGGACTCATTCGCAAGGTTCAGGTTGATATGTATACAGATACTAACGTTCAAACTGCTAAGCGTGAAGTAAGGTATACGGCAACACCAGATCCAATTAACGCAGAACCTGATGATGATTTTGGATTTAGTGAAGTTTGGGAAGATTTTTCAGATTCTAAAAACTACAGTCCAACTCTACAAACTGATATTTAAAAATTATGAGTGATAATTATGATTCTATCGACAAAGCTCTCAACGTTGAGAGTAATATTGTAGAAACTAAAAAAGTT